GTTGTGAGTCTCGAAGTCGCCGACGGAAAGATTGTTGTTGGAAATGGCTCGAACAAGGGAATCGCGGTTGACATGTCCGGCGATGCGTCGATAAGCAATGCCGGCGTGGTGACGGTCGCGGGCGAGAGACAGCTCGTCCTTTGCGCAATGGGTGAACTCAAGATCGACGGCGACGGCGTGAACACGAACGGCGGCGGCATATGGGGCGGTAGCGGAGTGACGTTGACGGAGCAGGCGGCGGCGTTTGCGAAGTGCGATGACGCTTCGGCGTTCGTCAATCTTGCGGTATCCGGCGGGGCGGCGGGTTTCGCGTCGAATTACCAGCTCTTCCCTGATGCACCGGCGGCGGCCGATGCGATCTATTTCGGCGGCGCGGTGCCGTTCTGCGAGATAGGCATCGACATGAGTGCCACAGTGCAGGTATACGACGAGGCCGGCGTACTTGCATGGGAGTACTGGAACGGTTCGGAATGGACGGCATTAACTATCGTGCTTGACAATACCGGAAGCACGGGGCAGACGGGCGCTTATTTCGCGGAACAGGACGGGGCGATGAGCTTCATACCTCCGGCGAATTGGGCGGCAAATACGGTCGACTCGCAGGAGGCGTACTGGATTCGCGGCGTAATCCAGGCGGACAAGGCGGACAACATGACGACTGTTGGGCTGACGAACAGCAAGGAGCACGAGATAGTGACACCTGCTGACGCGGCGGTTGCGGTCGTCGCGGGCCAGATAACCACGCTGCGGATCAACGACTTCGCGGCGACGCTCCATACGGCGAACGACGTCAAGTTCATCCTGATGAACTTCACGACCGGCGCGCATTCGGGCGAGCTGACGTTCGCGCAGGACATCGCCACGGACAAGTGGACGGGCTTGACGCTGGACGTGGCCATCGGCGACGTGCTTGGAATCCTGATAACCCAGGAGGACGGGGCGAACGAGGTAAAAAACGCGGTGTTCGAGGCCAATTACGACGTAAGCTAAGGATAGGAGAGGGGGGGCGGGACTGCCGTCCCCCTCTTTCGGGAGGTTGATATGTTTGTGGAGAAAATGACGGTCGCGCTGACGACGGACGCGAGCGGCGATGTCGTCGCGTACTCGGGCAACGTGGCTTATGCGAAGATAAGCGATATTACCATCACGCAGGGAACGCTCGAGGATAATTTTTCGCTACTCATCGAGGGCGAGACTTCCGGCAAGCTGATATTGAACAAGGCGGACGTTACGGAGAGCGAGACTATCGCGCCGCGCCAGTCGACGCATGCAACTGATGGAAGTTCCGGGGAAGGCGAGGATGACATCGTGATCGCGAACGAGAGGATTAAGGTCACGGTGGCCGGTGGCGGAAACGCAAAGACGGGAAGCATAGAAATAACTCTAACGTAAAGGACGGAAAAATGGCACGGAAAAAAGTCATTGACGGGATGAACGCGACGACCGGCTGGACGGTGCTCGGAAACGACACTGACAACCTGGCAACTTCGACGAATCGGATCAGGGGCACGAACGCCCTGACTTTCGACAAGGTTGACGGGGCGGCCGGATCTACTTTCGCGGGAATCCAGAAGACGCTCGCGTCCCTGAACCTGGAGAATGATTTCGGCGTGATCGACAAGGTTACGTTCGGGATATATATTCCGGACTTGGCCGACGTGGCGAAAGTGGTGTTAAGGCTCGGCACGAGCGCGGGGCATTGCGTCGAATACCAATGGGCCGACACGAACCTCGTGGCGGCGGCGTGGAATTTCCTGACGGTAAGCCTGAAGGACTTTACTGTTTCGGCGACGCAGGGGAACGGCTGCCAGTTCTCGAACATCGACTACGTTGTTGTGGCGGTAGATTTCGATGCAGAGGACGACGCGCTTGCCGGAATCGTTGTCGATCAGATCGAGGTGGTCCCCGTGGAGCTTTTCGAGGCGGCATAAGGAGAATGGCATGGTTTACGATTTTCTCGTATGTTTGCGGAATAACGGACATGAGGGCAACATAATCCAGATCAAGAACGAGGGCGATGGATGGGGTGGAAACGAATGCCTTCCGAATTTCGGGATAGGCAAGTTTACATCCGGTGTTGGACTGGCGGAATTGCGGGCGACATACGAGGAAACGCACAAGGTTGATGCTGACATGCTTGCCGCACTGAAAATATCGGGAAGCGAGACGATAACCACGGACGACTTAGAGGAAAGATAAAATGGCTACTGATATTTACAGGTCAATCGGAATAGACACAAGCGACTTGAACACCGGGGCCGCCACCGTTGGGGTTAGCGGCTCTACCGCTACATTCTCCGCGGACTTGCCTCTGAATATCGGCGTCGGCGACAAGCTCACTTACGACGGAAACACGGCCTATATACACGGACGCACAAGCGCGTCTGTCTACACGATAAAGTCTGCGACAGGCGGAGCACCTGTGGAAATCGGGGCTGGGGAGGCCTGCACAATACACAGGTCTTATTCTTCGCTCGGCGCGTTCGAGAGCGGCGAAGACCAGGACTTGGTTGCCAATGACAGGAAGATGTTCGGCGCATGCTACGCGGACGGGGACGACACCGCTTATGTTGCGTTCGGCGGATGGACTACGGACGCGACGCGCTTGATTAGGATTTTTACTCCGGTTTCGCATCACCATTAAAAACTGTATCAGCTGGTTGACGGGCGCTCAGGCGACTTCGCTTATTTATAATTTCGTCAACAGCACAAACCTGTCCTGTTACAATTGCATAGCCTATGACAGCACGAATTACGGTTTTCGCGTCTCCCCGAATCCGGCGGACGTTTACAACTGCACCGCTTATAATTGCAAATACGGATTTTCCAGCGCCGGAGCTGACGACATGACGGCGAAAAATTGCGTTGCTCAAAAATGCACCACGTCTGGATTCCAGGGAACCTTTCCCGGTGCATGCACGAATAACGTGTCCGACGACGGGACTGCGCCGGGAAGCAATCCGATAAATGGGCCGGTCAAGTTTGTTGGGGCATCAGTCGGAGATTTCAGGCTTGCCAATTCTGATAGGACGGCTCGCGGCGCCGGAATCGATTTGTCCGGCACGTTCACCACCGACATCACTGGACAGACCCGGGCAGCATGGGACTGTGGCGCGGACGAATACGCGAAATCAAAGCAACGATTCGTCTCTGGCGAACAATACCTGATAACAAGGAGATGATATGTCCTCGATAGTCGTGACCACGCCGCCGGCGATCGAACCGGTGACGCTCGCGGAGGCGAAGATGAACTCGCGGATCTCGGTTTCGGAGGACGACGCGCTCGTCGAGGCGATGATAACGACAGCGCGGGAGTGGGCGGAGATGTTCACGCGGCGCGCGTTCATAACGCAGACGATAACGTGGTCGATGGACGGCTTTCCTGCTTGCGGAATATTCTTTGTGCCGAGGCCGCCATTGCAGTCGGTGACGAGCGTAAAATATTACGATATTGACGGCGTCCAGCAGACGATCAGCTCCGGCGACTACCAGGTCGACACGCTCTCCGCCCCGGGAAGGGTTGCGGAGGAGCCGGACTATTCGTGGCCGTCGGTCGAGGCCGAGCGGCTTAACGCGGTCGAGATGATATATCCGGCGGGATACGGCGACGCGGCGTCGGACGTCCCGGAGCGGGCGAAGCAGGCGATCAAGTTGCTCGTCGGGCACTGGTACGAGAACCGCGAGGACACGGTCGAGAAGATGTTGCGGAATATTCCGAAAGGTGCGGAGTATCTGCTTTACAGTTTGAAGGGTGACTATTAGAGGAGGATTTGGGAATGGCTGATCTATCAATCACGGCGGCGGAGGTCCTTTGGGTTTCCGGGCCTAAGGAGACGAAGAATGCGAAAGTGGCCATAACGGCCGGGGAGGTTGTCTTCGATTCTGCGGGAGAATATGATCTCGCGGACAACGACGTCGACGAAGCGACGGCGAACGCGCGCGGGATCGCGCTGAACAACGCGGCGGCGGGACAGCCGCTATCGATAATCAACACCTCCGGCGTCGTGACGCTCGGAGCCTCCGCGTTGGTCGTGGAGGGGGCGGTCTACGTGCTTTCCTCGACGGCGGGCGGCATAGCTCCGGCGGCCGATCTCGGATCGAGCGACTATACGACGGTTCTCGGCGTCGGAAACGGCGCGAACGGGCTCGACATGGCCATCAACGCGTCCGGCGAACAGACCGCCTGATGCGCGCCGGCAAGTTGAGGCACAGGATCGGGATATACTCGATCACCGAGGAGAACGAGAGCGGCGACTACGGTCAGCCGAATCAGGAGGAGACTCCGCAGGAGACCGTGTGGGGTTCGGTGGAGCCATTGCGCGGGAACGAGCTCTTCATCGCACAGCAGATCGCGCCGGAGACGACGCACAGGGTGAGGTTGCGCGGGGGATCCGAGGTGAAGACGACGCAGAGGCTGAAGTATGACGACAGGTGGTTTTGCGTTGTCGCGGCACTCGATCCGGAGGAGCGCGGGATAAGTCAAGAACTGCTCTGCAAGGAGGATCTTTGAGCGTTGAGATAACATTGACAGTCGACAAGGCGCAGGAAAAAAAGCTGAAGCGCAATTTTCGGCTCCTTGCCGGCAGGGAGTTGAAGATCGCCGGAAAGGCGGCACATTACGCAATGACGCCGGTGCCCAAGGCGGCGAAGCAGAACGCCCCGACTGATCGGGGCGCGCTAAGTGACAGCCTCATCAAGAAAAAGAAGCTCTACAAAGGAAGCGGGACAGCGGTCGTCCTTGTGGGCCCGGACAAGAACTTCTCGCGCGGGGGGGAAGTCCCGGCGAATTATGCGCACCTTGTGGAGGGCGGCGTGGCCCCGCATCTTATACCGGCGCCGGCGGGCGGCCTGTCGATTTTCGGAATCGTGATCAAGGGGATGGTTCAGCATCCAGGTTATCCGGGAACACGTTTCTTGGTACGTGCGCTTGAAGATAACGCGACGACGGTCGTCCAGCGCTACCGAACAAAGCTTTTGCGCGACACCGACAAAGAGGTCAGGAAACTTGGAGCGGGATAGAAGGGAAAAGAAAAAGATGGGCAACAAGTTCGAGCGCGAAATCAGCAATCTCATGGGGCAAATGTCGGAACACATGGACGTGCAGAAGGGATTCAACAGGGATTTTTTAAGCAAAGTTGAAAAATTCGACAAGAAGCTTGATTCCACGGCTTCGGAAATATTCGAGAAATTGGACGCGAAACCATGCACCGAAATTCAGGTAAAAATGGCGAATGCGACGGGACGGATTAAAAGTCTCGAAAATGCGGCGCAGGAAAAAAAAACGTGGTGGCGGACAATCATCCCGCAATGCATAGCGGCCGCGGTGGCATGGCTCGTGGCCTGGTGGACAATCAAATTCGGAGGAAAATAAAATGACTGATGAACTGACGAAAAAACTCTCCGCAATAATTCTGCCGGATACGGGGGCAATGAAAAACACAGGTGATGTTGCGGCTGATTACGCG